CCCTTCGCGCCGTAGTCCCGCACGTTCAGCAGCGTCAGAGCCGCCGCCGCAGTGGTCGACCCGGCTGCCCGAGGCACCGCCTCGGAAAGACCGTCCTCGATCCACTGCAGCCGGGCCGCGGAGGTAGGTGTTCCCCCACCAGGGCCGTTCGCCCATGTCTGCTTGGCGTAGGTCATGGGCTCACCGCCTCGCTGTCGCTACGGGGCAGGGTCAGGACGCGGACAGGCTGATCGCGCCGGAAGCGATCGTGATGCTTGCCGACGTCACGCTGGATCCCAGCGCGGCACCGATCGAGTACGTGCCCGCGCCGTAGGTGGCGTTGTTCCACGTCCCGATGTGCGTCACCGCCACCGACCCGGCCGTGGAGAACGTCAGGGCAGTGGAGTTCGTCTTCGCGCTCGAGGCCGCCGCGTTCCAGGTGCAGGCCTGGCGTGCGTAGGAGCCCGTGTTCGCGTTCTCCGACGCCCCCGTCGTGCCCGGCGAGGCGGTGTGGAGCGACACGTGGGTCATCGTGTTGGTGGAGCCGGTGCCGTCCAGCCCGTTGAGAGCCGCGTTCGCAGCGGCGGCAGACGCGAGCGCCATGACTTAGCCCTTCTTCTTGGTGGTCTTGCGCGGGACGCGCGGGGTTGACGGGGTGAACACGAAGCCGTGGTCGTCGGCCTCCGGGTCGCGCAGGAAGTCCGGGTGACCCTCGGCCTGGTGCCGCGCGCCGATGGCGTCGCTGACCTTCAACGCCAGCTCGGCGGAGTCGAAGTAGACCCACGCCGGCGTCACGTCGTAGACCTCGCCGTCGACCTCGACGACCCCCGAGATCGGGCCGGTGAACAAGGCGTGCTGTGCCATGAACCCCTCCAGGGGCGTTGATGTGAAGGGGTCCTGCCGCCCCGCTCAACAGGAGGACGGAGCGGGGCGGCAGGGGGTCGGGCTACTTGCTCTTGACGGCCTTCGTCGTGACAGTGGCCGGCTCAGCCGAGCCGCCCTCCTTGTAGCGGTCGACGAGAGCCAGGTCCGCGTCGGACGCCTCGATGCCGGGCGCCACCAGCTGCACACCTTCTGCGGGCTGCGACTCGACGACCTTGCCGGCCTTCGTGTCGAACCACACGCCCTTGCTGGCCGCCATCAGGCGGTGCCGTTGAAGGTGATCTTGGCGACGCCGGCCGGGTCGAACAGACCGAGACCGAGGCGAGCCTCCAGCAGCAGCGTGAGGATGTTGCTGGTGAAGTTGCTCGCGTGGCTGTCGGTCATGTACGCCGTGACCTGCTGACGGTCGAACACCGCCACCGCCATCGGGTCGATGAGCAGCGCCGTGCCGGCCGCGACAGCGGTCGAGCGGACCTGCTGCAGACCCCACACCGTGCGCCCCGTGGTGTCCTGGCGCAGACCGCCAGTGGCGTCCGGGGTGGCGTGGATGCCGGCGCTGGTGCTGTTGCTCAGGTCGAACAGCTCCGCGTCGGCGGGGTTGAGGACCACGATCTCCGGCACCGCCTCGGTGTCCTCCATCAGGCGCATCGCGTGCCGGATGGAGACGTACCGCGCCTCGGCCGAGCCGGGGGCGTAGGCGGTGATCCCGGAGCGGTTCAGCAGGCCCTTGAGGTTCGGCGGGGTGCCGTTGCCGTTGATGGCCTGCTTGTCCGCGCGGCGCTTGAGTGAGTAGCGCAGCTTGGTGTCGAGGTAGCCGCGCAGCTGCGGGGCGTCCGCGGCCGCCTGGCGGGTGATGTTCACCCACGCGGCGATCGTCGCGGCGGTCTCCGTGACCACGGCGAGGGTCGGACCGGCCTGCGGCTTCGCCGAACCCTCCGTGACCTCCACGGCCTTGTCAGCGAGGTCCGCGAGCGGGCTCTGGTCCTGCACGTACTCCACCGACCCCGTGCTGATCGGGATGGTGGGGAGCAGGTCGAGCAGGAACGTGCGCCGGTCGAGGAAGTCGTTGCCGATCCGGCTCAGGCGCTGGTTGTTCACGAACGCCCCACCGGACGTGGCGCCCGTGGTGACGTCGGTGACGGCGCGGAACTCCACGTCGACCGTGGTCGACGGGCTCGAGCCGCGTGCGCCGTTGTTGACCCAGGAGCGGAACTCCTCGTCGGAGGTGAACCGCTCGCCGAGGCTGCGGGTGTCGACGGTCTCGCCGTCGCCGCGGGTCATGACGCCGAGCAGGGAGCCCATCGCGTCGGTGATCTCCGCGCTGCGGATCTCGGCCTTGAGGTTGTCCTGGATGCGGGCGTCGATGCCCTCCAGCGCCGAGCGGAGCTCGGTGACCTGCTCGGTCTCCTCCGGGCTGTAGGCGCGGTCGACCGCGGCCTCGTCGATCTTGCGGAGCTCGGCCATCTTCGAGGCTCGTGCCTCGTAGTTGGCCTTGATGATGTCGAGAGCGTTGGCGCTCATTCGCGTGCCTTCCGTGTCAGGTGATGGGTGGGTGCGGTGTGAGCGCGGTGCAGAACGCGGGCAGGCCAAGGCCGTGCCGTTGCCGAGCTGCCGCTACACGAACCAGTGCGAGGGCCGGCGGTGGATCACCGGCACGTCAGGGGTCTGCTCGTCGGAGACGTCGAGCACCTCGCCGTCGAGCAGGGCTGCGAGCTCGCCGCGAGCGGCAGCCTCGAGCACGCTGCGGACCTCCACGTCGCGCTCGGCCTCAGCGGGGAAGCAGCGCAGCACCATCTCGGCCGTCGTCGACTCGTAGGCGGGGCTGATGGTGGGGCCGACGTCGCGGACGAACGAGAAGCCGTGGATCGAACGCAGCGGGGTGCCGTCGTCGTCCTTGGTCCACTTCACGTTCTCGGGACGGGCACGGAAGCCGAACGAGGAGCCCTTGTAGTCCTTGCGCTCGGCCAGCGCGGCGACTTCACGCCCCACTGAGGTGTCGGGCAGGTCGACCTCGTACCGCAGCTCAGTGGGGGTGTCGATCAGGCGCAGCGTGCCGTTCGAGGAACGTCCCAGGTAGCGGTCGTGACGGTGCTCGTCGAGGGCGAGCACGTCGCCCTTCTGGATCGCCTCAGTGGCAGCGCCGGGCATGACGCGCTCCCGGAACCCGCCCAGGTCCTTGCTGCGCGCGCCGTAGCGGATCGCGGTGCCGGACAGCACGAGCTTGCCGTCCACGCTGCGGATCTCGACAGGCTCGGCGAAGGGCCGCAGCTCGAAGTCGCTCATGGGGTTCCCTTCGGGGGTGCGACCTGCATCGGGGGCATCGACGGAGGAGCGGCAGGCGGCTTGGGCAGGGTGGCGGCGCCACCGAGCGGGGGCAGGTCTTCCAGGCGGCGGACCTCATCGACGGTCAGGAAGCCCGCGTCCAGGCCGATCTGGTGCGCCGTGTACCGCTCCGTGGTCCCGGCTCGCAGGAGCGCGTCCATGTTGAGCTTCACGAACACCTGGGACAGGCCGTGCGTGGTCAGCAGCCGACCGTGCGCGTCCTCGATGCGGTCCACCCAGGGGCGCAGGCTGAACTGCCCGAAGGCCAGGTTCTGCTCGGCCAGGCCCGAGCCCCAGGAGGTGCTGTTGGAGGCGTCCGCGATCAGGTGCGGCGGGACACCGAACACCCTCGCCACATCGGGGACCTGGAACTGCCGGGTCTCGAGGAACTGCGCCTCGTCCGGGTTGATGCTGACCTTGTTCAGCCGCGCCCCGTTGACCAGCACCCCGACCCTCGCGGCGTTACTGACGCCCTGATGGCGGCTGTTCCACATCGCCTGAAACCGCTCAGCGGCCGGCTGGGAGAAGTCGTTCGGGGCCTCGATCACCGCACCGGGCACAGCGCCGTTGGCGAAGAACGCCGCCCCGTACCGCTGCGCCGACAGGCCCAGGTCGACCGTCTCGCAGGCGTACCCGAGCGGTGACAGGCCCAAGGTCCGGCCCGGCAGGGTCATGCCCTTGATGTGCATGACGTCGAGCTCGCTGTAGTCGTTCTCACCGATCCGGTAGCTGATCTCACCGCGGCTGTTGCGGTTGACCTTGACCTTGTCCGGGTCGATCACGACGAGCGTCAGCGGCACACCCATGTCGTCACGGGGAGTAGCCACGAAGGCGTTGCCGGCCGTGAGCAGGCTCAGCATCACCTGGCTCAGGTACTCGATCCGGCTGTGCTGCGGCGGCTGGAACGCCAGGTACTCAGGCTTGGGGCGGTAGGGCATGCGGGCGCCGTTGGCGCGGATGTAGGTGTCCAGCGGCATCGTGGAGATCGCTTCGGACAGCAGCCGCAGGCAGGCGAACACCGCGCTCAGCCGCATCGCCTGGTCGGTGTCGACCGCCTCGCCGGGGCCGAAACCGCGCCACCCCCGGACCATCCCCACACCCCACGGGCCGGGGTCGGAGGTCTGCGAGGACGCCCCGAACAGGTCGCGAAGGATGCTCACCGGCGAAGGTCGATTCCGGCGAGCAGCATCAGCGCACCGGCAGTGGCAAGACCGGCGGCGAGCGAGATCAGCGCCACACCGGCGATGAGCAGCCCAGCCCCGGCCAGGAGGAGCACGGCAGGCATGAACCCCTCCTCAGATCACGTAGAAGTCGGCGTCACGGGCCTGCAGGCAGCCCCACAGGGCCAACGCAGCGGCGTCAATCGGACTGATGTCGGCGGTTCCCTTGCGATCCAGCAGTCGGGTGTCCCCGAAGGGACGCCAACCGCACGTCTGCGCCGCGATGTTCAGCGCCGCCTGGTCCGGGTGGTGCATCGTGAAGTCGAGAACCGCCTCCACCAGGGCGTTGTGCGCCTGTGCCTGCTCGGTCTGCGACGGCTCCCTGGCCCCCCGAACGAGCCCGCGGGCCGCGTTCGTGACCAGCACCTGCACGCCGTAGCGGGCCTGGATCGCCTCAGCGCGCTCCGTCACCCACGAAGCACCGCGCTGGTAGTCCACGAGCTCGACCTGCACCGACCCGTCCGGGCGCTTCCACGCCGATGCGATCGCGCTCCAGGAGCGGTCCTGCGCTGTCGCCACCGCGAACGACGGCGTGCCCTGCGGCTCGCACCGATCCGCCAGCGCCTCCCACCGCTCGAGCGGGA